CTCCTGGCATCAGAAGCACTTTACAAATATTGTAAGGAGCAGATGGATACTGAGACCAAGACTGATATGGATTCATTGGAATCTCAAGGTTCTAGTTCATCTGAAGAACCAGGTGATGATTCAATGCAACAACCTGGTGAAACTGATGATAGTGAAACCTCTGACAAAGATGATGCCGATCTAGATACTCCTTCATATGAACAAGAGGATAAGAATACTACTCAGGCAGGAGAAACAAATCAAGAACCTGAAGTGAATACGATGGATACACTCAATGATGCCATCAAGGAACTTACATCTAATGGTGGTATTGAGAATGTGTATATTGAACTTCCTAAATTAAATCTTGATGATATTATTGTTCCTAATAAGAGAATTCATGAAGAGTGTGATGAGCACTGGGCAGATCCTCATGATCCCCATATCTTTAATGTCCCTGATTCTGAATTCTTAAAGTTCAAAAAGTCTGCACAAAAAGAGGTGAATTATCTTGTCAAAGAATTTGAATGCAGAAAATCTGCTAGTAGTTATGCTCGTGCTACTGTTAGTCGGACTGGAGTTCTGGACTGCTCTAAACTCCACACATACAAATACAACGAAGACTTATTCAAGAAGGTGACCACACTTGCTGATGGTAAGAATCATGGACTGGTCTTTGTTCTTGACTGGTCTGGTTCAATGGGAAATGTGATGCTTGACACGCTGAAGCAACTTTTCAATCTTGTGTGGTTCTGTAAGAAAGTTGGCATTCCTTTTGAGGTTCATGCCTTTACCAATGAGTATCCTCTCATCAATGAGACATCTGGTATTAGAGAACTTTCATATCAAAAGAAAGAAGGGTTGATGCATGTTGGTGAATATTTCTCACTCATGAATATCCTGACACACAATGTTAGCAGCAAGGTTATGGAACATCAGATGAAGAATATTTTCCGACTTGGATATTACTTCAGTCGTTATGCATTGTATCCTATTCCTATCGGAATGGGACTTTCAGGAACTCCTCTTAATGAAGCAATGGTTAGTCTTCATCAAATTATCCCTCAATTCAAGAAGACTAATAATGTTGAAAAAGTTCAGTGTGTCGTGCTGACTGACGGTGAAGGATACTGCCCTAAGTATCATCGTGAGATTCAACGTTCTTGGGAGCACGAACCTTTCATTGGTCTCGGTAGTATTGGACCCAATTGTTTCTTGCGTGACCGCAAAACCGGAAATACTTATGCTCTCAATGGAGATTGGGGTATGATGACTGATACTCTTCTTACAAACTTGAGAGACAAATTTGTTGATACTAATTTTATTGGTATTCGTGTTCTTGAAGGTCGTGATGCAAATCCATTTATTCGTCGTTATTATGATTATGAAGAGCATTCTAAAATGGAAAAATTGCAGACTGAATGGAAAAAGCAAAAGTCATTCTCCATCAAAAATTCTGGATATCATTCTTACATTGCACTTTCTGCAACTGCTCTCGGAAATGAATCTGAATTTGAAGTTGAAGAGTCTGCCTCTAAAACTCAAATCAAGAAATCATTCATGAAGAGTCTGAAAAACAAAAAGATGAACAAGAAGATTTTGAATGAGTTTATTGAACTTGTTGCCTGATAAATACTCTCAACTAAACCAATTCTTGAACTGTCCACTAGGCACCTTACAAGGTGCCTTTTTCTTGTATAATAACTTCAGTTAAACAAAACAACCGATGGGTCTGTCTAAAGAAAGCATTATTGAGTGTCTTCGCGAATCTTATGGTGAGTCTGTAAATTCTGCTGAAATCAAGGCATTCTGCCAGATGAATGATTTTAACTATCAGACTGTCACCAACAAATTGACTGATTACAAAGTTGGTCGTGGTAAGTGGAACCTGACTATTCAAGAAAAACTTGAGCAAAATTATCAGGCACCTCCTGCTATGCCTGTTGTAGAACAAAACCTTATCCCTGTGAAAGATGATACCTTCGTCAAGTTTGGCAACTTTGGTGACATTAAAAAAATTATTCAGTCCCGTCAATTCTATCCAACGTTCATTACTGGACTCTCCGGTAATGGTAAAACTTTCTCGGTTGAGCAAGCATGTGCTCAGTTGGGTAGAGAACTTATCCGTGTAAACATTACTATTGAAACCGATGAAGATGATCTTATTGGCGGTTTCCGCCTTGTTGATGGCAACACCGTCTGGCACAATGGCCCAGTCGTCGAAGCACTTGAACGAGGTGCTGTCTTGCTCCTTGATGAGATCGACCTCGCTAGTAACAAAATTCTCTGTCTCCAATCTATCCTTGAAGGAAAGGGAGTTTTCCTTAAGAAGATCGGACGACGAGTTGATCCTGCAAGTGGATTCAACGTCATCGCCACAGCAAACACTAAGGGTAAAGGTTCAGACGATGGACGATTCATTGGAACTAACGTGCTCAATGAAGCCTTCCTTGAGCGTTTCCCAGTAACTATTGAGCAAGAATATCCCACTCCCACTAATGAAGTAAAAATTCTTTTGGGTGTTGCTGCCTCTGTCGGTAAGCATGATGAGGATTTCTGTAGGCGTCTGGTTGATTGGGGTGACATCATCCGTAAGACCTTCTATGATGGTGGTATTGATGAGATCATCAGCACTCGTCGTTTGGTTCACATCATCCGTGCTTATGGCATTTTCAATGATAAGGCAAAGGCAATTCAAGTTTGCGTCAATCGTTTCGATGATGAAACCAAGCAAGCATTCATGGAACTCTATGATAAGGTTGATGCTGATTTCCAAATGCCAATTGACGAAGAGGTTCAATCCTGATATAATAAATTATGACTAACTCTTGGTCCATGCTCTATGATGAAATTTTGAAAATGGATAGACTTGACGATAGTATCGGTTCCATTACCTTACAATCGGAACCATATACTCAATACAAATATAGTGAGGAAAAAATCCTTAGTGAACTGAAAGAGTATATTACCAGCACTTATAGACAACACTATTCTGCTGGTAATGACCAAATTCAGACTCTTGATCTGATTGAAGCTTGTGGTGATGGTGAGGCATTTTGCCGATCTAACATTCTAAAATACGCTTCTCGATATGACAAGAAGGGCACTGCCCGTCGTGATATTATTAAGATTCTGCATTATGCAGTTCTTCTCCTACACTTCAGTGATAAGAACGCACCTCCGACCGAAACTTACAATCAATGACCACAAAATTACGCGAACGCACCATGAAACTGAGTGATTCAACTCTGTCTATTTTGAGAAATTTTGCAGGAATTAATAATTCTATTCTTGTAAAGCAAGGCAATCGTCTTCGCACTATTTCTGTTGCTAAGAACATTCTAGCAGAAGCAAATCTTACTGAAGAATTTCCTTCTGACTTTGCACTTTATGATCTTAATCAGTTTCTCAATGTAAATAACAGTCTCTTTAGAAATCCTGAATTGGATTTTACTGATAGGGGATACGTTGTTATTAGTGAAGGCAAATCAAAGCAAACTTTTTTCTTTGCCGATCCAAATGTAATTGTCACTCCTCCAGATAAAGACATTACTCTTCCCACCGAAGATGTTTGCTTTGAACTGAGCACAGAGCAACTTGACAAACTTCTTAAGGCAGCTGCCATTAATCAACTTCCAGATTTTTCTGCTATTGGTAAAGATGGTAAGGTCACTTTGGTTGTTCGTGATAAGAAGAATGATACATCTAACAACTTTAATATTGTTGTTGGCGAAACCAACTCCGAATTTTCATTCAACTTTAAGGTGGAGAACATCAAGATTCTTCCCGGAACTTACGAAGTTGTTGTGTCACAAAAACTTCTGTCACGATTTACTTCTAAAAACCATGATCTGACTTATTATATTGCTCTAGAACCAGATTCTACCTTCGAGTGATATGAATATCTTTGTGACCGATCCTGACCCCATCGTTTGTGCTCGGGTTCTACCTGACAAACACATCGTCAAGATGCCTCTGGAGTGCTGTCAGATGCTTTCTATCGTCGCATCCGATAAGTGGGGTCATGGGTTTGGAACTCTTCCTAAGGCAGACGGAACTCCCTATGCCACAGAAAAGGGTGCATTTCGCAATCACCCCTGCACTGTATGGGCATCAGATTTTGTTCTTAATTGGCGTTGGTTGATTTCTCATGGTCTTGCCTTGTGCGAGGAATATTCACATCGATATCAAAAGATTCATACTTGTTTAAATGCTCTCTCCCATGCAAACAAAATTTTTCCCTACGGAGATCCAGCAGGGAGATCCGGAAAAGAACCCAGACCCTTTGCAAGGGCAATGCCAAATGAGTTTAAATTTGACACAAGCATTGACACTTTTGCTGCTTACAAAATGTATATTGCGTCCAAACCTTGGGTTGCATCTAATTATCTTCGTGACCCATCCAGAAAACCGGATTGGATATAAATGAAGCATATACTTTTTACCCTTAAAGGATGTCCATACGGATTGCTCGACGATGAAGCACATATTCGCAATGTGTTGGCAAATGCTGCCCAGTTGTCTGGAAGCACATTATTGAATATTTCATCACATAAATTTGATCCACATGGCGTGACTGCCGTAGCACTTCTTGCCGAGTCTCATATTTCAATTCACACTTGGCCTGAAAATAACATGGCAGTTTGTGATATATTCACTTGTGGGGATCATACTAATCCACGAGCTGGTGCTACTTACATATATGAAGCAATGGGAGCAACTGATTTAGTTTCCGAAATGTTTAACAGACCTCTACATTAATTATGCGTGATGAATTTCTCTGGGTTGAAAAGTATCGACCCAAAACAATTGAAGAATGTATTTTACCAACAAACATTAAGAAGACTTTCCAAGACTTCCTAGATAAAGGTGAAATACCAAACATGCTTTTAACTGGACCTGCAGGGTGCGGTAAAACAACTGTTGCTAAAGCATTATGCAATCAACTAGGAGTAGACTACTATGTCATCAATGGATCCGATGAGGGACGATTCCTTGATACTGTCAGAAACAATGCGAAAAATTTTGCTTCGACCGTCTCACTTCAAGCAACTGCGAAACACAAAGTCATCATTATTGATGAGGCAGATAACACAACCAACGATGTACAACTCCTCTTACGGGCGTTTACTGAGGAGTTTAGTAACAACTGCAGATTCATCTTCACTTGTAATTTCAAAAACAGAATCATCGAACCCTTACACTCTCGATGCACTTCAGTTGAATTTGGAATTAAAGGAAAAGACAGACAGGCAATTGCCGCATCATTCTTCAAACGCATCCAAGAAATCTTGGTTGCAGAAAGTGTTGAATATGATAACAAGGTCCTGGTAGAACTAATCAATAAGCACTTCCCTGATTGGAGACGTGTATTAAATGAGTGTCAACGATACTCTGTTAGTGGTAAAATTGACTCTGGTATTCTTGCCACTTTCTCTGATGTTGCAGTAAATGATCTTCTCAAAAATCTTAAGGACAAAAATTTTCCGGAAGTTAGGAAGTGGGTCGTTTCTAATCTGGACAATGATACTACTGTACTTCTGCGTCGTATTTACGATGCTCTTTATAATGCCCTTGAAAACAATAGCATTCCTGCTGCTGTGCTCGTTCTTGCTAAGTATCAGTATCAGTCTGCATTCGTGGCAGACCAGGAGATAAATATGCTTGCCTGTCTTACTGAAATTATGGTGGAGTGTGAATTCAAGTGACCTCTGAAATCTATAGTAGTAAAACTGGACTCTATAGTATCAGATTTAAATCTGATATAATTCATGAGGGTATTGAACATACAGAATGCTCTGAACTTATGGATTATTATAGGGGCAGATATGAAACTATGAAAGATACTGGATGGCCACTTGAACCTGAACACTTACATGTAGAAGAGTTCTCTGGTAAGTTTTTATTGAAGAAAAAATGACTGAGAAAGAGTTAGAGGAACTTAGATATGATGTAGCACATTATCTACTCAGTAAAATGAGTAAGGGTTCTCAATTTCAATATGCCCTAGATCGTATGATTCAACTCTGTGACCACTATGATGAAGAAGGGTTGAAAAAAATTCTTTCCGAATCAAAAACAGATATGAAAGATCATCTTAAAAAGAAAAAGTCTAAGGGTGGGGGATTTTAAATGAGTGACAAAATTGTATGGACACAAAAACCTCTGATTTCTGACAGAGATTGTATTCTTCTTTGCCTGAAGAATGCTCCATGTGGAACAAGTAGAAAACAAGTTGAACGATTAATTAAGAGGTATGAAACTAAATGATTGATGTAAAATTGATTAGAATCATCACAGGAGAAGAAGTGGTGGCAGAATTAATTTCTGAAACTGAAACTGAAATCACAGTTAAAAATGGATTGGTAGTTATTCCAACAGCACAAAATGTTGGATTTGCTCCATGGGCAACTGTGATCGATAAAGATAATCCAGAAATTACTCTTGGTAAGCAGCATGTAATTTACATTGTTGATGTTGACTCTGGAGTCAAAAAGAAGTATAATGAATTATTTGGTAGTAAATTAATTACTCCAGACGAAAAAAAATTAGTTCTTTAAAATTATGAAACTTCGAGCACAAGTTAAATCTAGATTTTATTATCTTTTTTGGGCAATTGCTACAGTATCTGTGGTTGCCGGTCAACTTTATGTTGGCACTGGATATCGTGTCCTTGCACAGGAAATGATGACATTAATTGGCAAAGTTGATGGAGTTCTTTTGCATTCATCACCTAATGCTCCCAGACTTTACTGATGGGATTGCATAAAATTGATAAGAATAATCTAATTGAACTAAGAGTAAAAACTACTCCAGAGAATGTTCAAGAGGCAAATGAAGCATTGTTTCATGCTAAAATGACTCTGCCTGCTGCCGCAAAACATTGTGGTATGACTCATAAGGAAATGAAACTGACCTTTTGGGAATTTTTAAAGTATAACAAACCTGATTATGAAATCTCTCAAGACTCCCCTCAGATATCCGGGGGGTAAATCTCGTGCCTGTGTAAAATTAGATCAATACATTCCAGATCTTCGTGATTATAAAGACTATCATGAACCATTTCTTGGTGGCGGTAGTGTTGCTATTCATATCACCAAGAAGTATCCACATCTCAATGTGTGGGTAAATGATTTATATGAACCTCTTTATAATTTTTGGAGAGTTCTACAAGATGATGGATATAAAATGTTCAAAAGACTTCAAGAATTGAAGTCTAGATATCCTGATCGTGGATCTGCAAAGGGTTTATTTTTAGAAGCAAAAGATGTTGTAAATGATTATGATCAATCCAATCTATTTCGTGCTTGTAGTTTTTTCGTTGTTAACAAGTGCTCTTTTTCTGGTCTCACTGAGTCCTCATCCTTTAGCGCCCAAGCATCTGAATCAAACTTCTCAATGCGAGGAATTGAAAAACTAACAGGTTACTCTGAGATTATTAAGAACTGGAAAATTACAAACCTCAGTTATGAACAACTCCTTACTGATGACAAAAAGTGTTTCACCTACCTTGATCCCCCCTATGACATCAAAGATAACCTTTATGGAAGGAAGGGGAGTATGCATAACAGATTCAACCACGATGATTTTGCTGCCGATTGTGATAGGTTTATTGGTCCTCAACTCGTATCTTACAATTCGTCTCAACTGGTCAAGGATCGTTTCCAAGGATGGGAAGTAGGAGAATTTGATCTTACCTATACGATGAGATCTGTTGGTGAATATATGCGAGAACAAAAAGAAAGAAAAGAACTTGTTCTCATGAATTATGATAAGAAACCAAAAGTTCAAATTTCATTTGAGGGATGTTATAATTTTTCCAAGTTGAAGAAAGAGGGATTGGTATGAGTAAATCAATAAGAGAAAAATTAGACAACCTTCGTCAAAGAAAAAACAAAGAATATCAAAACATAATTTATTACTCATATAAAATGAGCGAGCATGATCATATTAATGATCATGAATTGAAACGTTTGAAGCACAGTATTGAATCATTGAGAAAGTTTAATACTGAAATATGTGTTTATTTGTTTTGTGATAATACTGATTTCATTTCATATGATTTTTGCTCGAAATATGATGTAAATTTGAGACCCTTCGTGGATGGATTTGATCACAACATGTTAAGTGCATGGTCAATTCATAGATGGTATAATCTCAAATATTTCAAAGATAGATCTTGCAATATTCTTTATCTTGACTCTGATACTATTTTTTATGATAATCCTCAGTATTTGTTTGACACCTATTGTCATCATAATGTATATGGTAGAGAAGAGTTTGGATTTAGGCATGACCCCAATACAGGTGGTGGAAGAGGCATCAGAGAGTCTTTAGATAAAGTGGATGCTGCCATTTATGATCTTGGTGGCAAATGTGAGGTTCATAAGTATTGTCTTGGTGTAATACTGATGAATAATAATTTTCACAATGAGATTATTAATCGTCTTGATGAACTTACTGAATTGATGCAATTGTTTAAATTTAGTGAGGTTCTGATGCCAATTCCTAACCCACGGATTATAGATCAATATGCCGTATGGATTATCTTTAGTCGTCTTGAATTGAATGGTGGAATGTTTGCCAGTCAAGATGTAACCATGGGATTTAAAGAGAGGAAGCATGAAGAATTTTTTAATCCCGTTGTCCTTCACTACACAACAAAAGGTGAACAAGGACTTGCTGAGTCTGATGAGAAATATGCTAACCTTATCAGAGACACCGATGAGTTAGGTGCAGAAATAGACCCTTATAGTATGATTTTGTCATGATTGAATTGAAGGATTGGTTGAATAGCATTAACCAGACAAAGAAAAACCTTATTGATGAAGATCCTTTGCTTGAAAAGGATTATCCTCCATATATTATTAACCGTTGTTTCTCCGGGCATCTTGATGCAATTATGTTTGCGAATGAGATGAACATGTATAATTCGATTGACAAAAAGTTGCAATATGATTTTTATCTAAATAGTCTGAGGAAAAAGAAGAGATTTTCTCCCTGGCTCCGTAAAGATAAAATCAAAGATCTTGATTATGTCAAACGTTATTATGGATATAGTAATGAAAAGGCACAACATGCTTTGAAAATCCTAACAACAGAACAACTTAATTTTATTAAATCGAAATTTGAAACTGGAGGAACAAAATGAGCGTGGTTCAAGAGCCCATAGTGAAATGGTCACCTGATCAGATGGTTGAAGTAACTCTCAGCGAACCTGATGATTTTCTTAAGGTGAGAGAAACACTGACAAGAATTGGTGTTGCATCAAGAAAAGAAAAAAAGATTTATCAATCGTGTCATATTCTTCATAAGCAAGGTCGTTATTATCTTGTGCATTTTAAAGAACTTTTTGCGCTAGATGGTAAACATGCCAACATCACGATCAACGATGTTCAAAGACGTAATCGTATTGCTCAACTACTTGCTGATTGGGGCCTTATTAGCATCGTTAGTGCTGATAAAATACAAGATATTGCTCCACTAAATCAGATTAAAGTTTTATCTTACAAAGATAAAGGAGATTGGGTATTAGAAACCAAGTATAATATTGGTTCTAAAAAGAAAAGAACAGAGGAAACCGAATAAATTAAAGTCCCAGGAGGTGCTAGACACCTTCTTTTTTATGTGCTATAATTTTTTTGTAATTGAATCCACTACATCATGTCCAAAGGTCCGACCACAAAGGTTTCTAACGCAAAACTAAAACACTTGATCAAACTTGCAGAAACTTTCTGTATCAAAGCAGAGAATGGTGAGTGGGGTGTTGAACCAGGAACCTACCAAGCAATTCTGAAATCGGTTGATCATGTTAAGACGGAGATGGCTAAACAGGATCGTCAAAGGCGTCGAACCATGAATATTTCATACATTGAAGACCCAGAACGCCGAGAGATGATCGGGAAACAAAACACACAAAATATAATCGAAATGGCGTATGATAATTATGAGTAAAACCGAATAAAAACATGCGGGGTTTACTACCCCGTTTTTTTGTGTTTCCTATATAATTAGTAGTGTAGGAGGAAGGGTTCCTAGAACCCCTTCTAC